GTAGGTCCAGCCACTCTTGAGTCCCTTGCTCTACGTCGCTGATGATTTTCATTGAGCTGCTGCCTCCGAAGCCTTGATTGCTTTGTCCAGCTTGACCATGAGTCCGTCATATTTGGTCTTTGGTACTTCAGCCGCCGCCCCGAAGGTGCTGATGAACCAGTCGTTGGTCGTGGTGTTGGCGCGCTTCAAAGTCGCTTCGATGCTGGCTGCCTGCTGGGCAGTTACCTTGGCCACCGGAATAGCTCCAAGGCCGTCGTCATCGTCGCCGCGCGTTGTGATGTTCAGCAGAGCGCACATGACGTAGCGCTTGCCGTAGGTCACTGTCGAGCCGGCGGCCTGGACGGCGCTGCGGCCTTTGCCTTCATCCAGCGGCAAGAGCATGGTTGTCTCTTCGCGATGGCCGCCCCGATGCATCAGGATGCCCGTCACCGCCATTCCGGTGACCTTGTGCTCAACCTTGAAGGACAGCGCGAAGCCGAACGCCTTCATGATCGGCTTGACGACTCCGACAATGTCTTCAAGGGTCGCGTAGCTGTTGTTGGTGTGAGTGTTCAACCCGCGCTCCAGGACGCTCGGGATGTCGCACTGCATTTCCGCCATGGCCTTGTTGAACTCGGCCTGGGCGTTGCGATCCTGCATCTTTTCGTGCATCGCCATGAGGCGCTCCATCTTCTCGATGTCGCACGCCGGATCAGCCGCTGCGCGCTGGATCACGGACAGGATGGTGGCCGACTCGCTTTGCAAGGCCGGCAGTTGTTCAACGGTTTCGACTCGGGCTAGATTGCTCATGGCGACCTCAGAAATTGATGGTTACGTTCGGGATTTCACGGCGGGCGATCTTCAGGACAATGGCGCGGGCCAGTTCCTCGGTGATGTTCATGCTGATCAGTGCGTCTTTGGCGGCACCCATGACCTTGGCCTTGTGTGCCTGATCGGCCTCGCGGGCTTTGGTTTGGCGCAGGATTTCGTCGGCGGCGGCGTTCTGGCGTGCGACCTCATCAAGTCGGGCTTTCTCTGCTGCGTCGTCGGCTCGCTTCTTGGCGGCTTCACGCTCACGCTCGGCGTTATGCTGGGCCTCGATCTTGTCGCGCTCGGCCTGGGCTGCGCGGCGCTCTGATTCGGCGGCCTGCAACTTCAGATCGTTCTCGCGGCGCTCGGAGGCGGACTGCTCATCACGCACGCGGCGCTCTTCTGCTTCGCGCTCGCGCTGGGCTTTCTGCTCGGCCTCGATGCGGGCCTTATCGGCAGCCTCTCTAGCGATCTGCTCTTCGCGATCCTTCTGCGCTCGCGCTTCGGATTCTTGGCGCAGGCGGATCAATTCGGCCTGCTCGGCTTCGGCCTTCTCCTGCTTGGCCAGCGCTTCGCGCAGGATGGTCAGGGATGAGGCCTTGGCGCGGTGCGCCTCTTCCTCGAACTCTTGCCAGTCCTCGCCAATCTGCAAGGCGTCCAGATCCTGGATCATCGCGCCGATCAGTGCGGCCGACTTGCCTTCGGTGTCGGTATTTTTGAGCTGGGCGATGCCGTCGTTGTGGCGGTCAACCCGCGCATCCTCGGCGGCCTGCCACTCGGTCAGGGGTTGGCGTGTCTCGTCGCGCAGCTTGTCCATGGCGTCGACGAACTCTTTCAGCTCAGCCTCTACAACCTTCGGCTGTTCCTTGAGGCGCTTCAGGTACTCGCGCCCCGGCTTCTCGACGGCAGCCTTCGACTTGCTGACCTTGGCGGCGAGCGAGGCAATGTGCTCGCGACCTTTGCGAGTAGACAGGTCAGGCACATGGGCGCCGACTTCGACCTTGACCGCTTCCAGGAACTGCGACAGGCCGCCAGTGACGTAGATGGCCGGCGCGTTGTCGGCGCCGATGTCTTCAATGCTCATGACTTGCTGGTTCATATTCACCCCTGAAACGTGCGGTGGACCCGTGGAAGGGACCATGTAGTAGTTAAATCGGCGCGACCAGATCAGCTAGCGCGATGATTGTGAGAAGGAAAAGCCACGGCGATACGCCGATGAACGATCCGGTCCATATCAGCCGGCGGCGCTTTGATTGGCGGACTGTCATGTCTTCACCTCGTTGTATCCGTAGAAGTCGCCGATCTGCTCGACTGCCGCATTGATCCGAACCTGGGCGGCCTTGCGTTCGGCCAGCCGGATCACTTCCCGCTCAGCGCTCCGGGCGGCGCTCGCCTCGTAGTCGTGGAAGAAGTCATTCGACACTTTCCGGGGTCTGCCCCATGCGTCATGCTGCCGATCCCATTCCCGCGCCTGGGCGCTGTCTGCGTAGCTGGTGCTCATGGGTCAGCCCTCAGCAGCTGGTCTCCGATGATGCGCAGGCGGTTGCGGATGCGGGCGCCTTGGGCGTTGATCTCTTTGCGCTCATCCATCAGGCGGGCTGCTTGGCGGATCGGCGCATCATCTTCCGGCTCATAGTCGGCGTCTCGATTGCCCAGCACGGTGTCGAGCGTGTACAGCCAGCCATGCCAGAGAACGACCATTCCCGGATTGCCGGCTTCTCGCTCGCTATCGATGTATTCCTGCCTGATCGACTTCAGGTCGAAGTCCTCGTCAGGGTTCGCAGCATGCAGGTCGCGGAACGCCTGACTGTTCTCGCGCAGCGCTTTCCGGTGCCGGGCGTATGCCTTGGCCAGCTCGACAAGCTTTTCCTCTGCCGCGCTCTCACGGCAATCCTGTTGCCTTTCTGCGTGGCTGCCATTTTCTTCGGAAGGTCGCACACCCGGAAGTCGCGAGGCATGCCCAGCAGTCCGTAGACCTGAGTGCTTACGGCAATCATTCCGAGACTGCGCTCGATGGATTCAAGCTGCTCGTCGATCAGTGATTTCACCGGTGAAGTGGTCATGCGTGCACCCTCGCGGCAGACTGGCAAAGGCGTGACACTCGCAATGTGCGGGCAGCATTTATGCGGCTGTGCAACTGGGTCGATTCTTCGTGCTCGATGTCGCCAACGAAAAGCGCGTAGGAGACAAGTCCTGCGAGGTAATTCATTTCCGCCTCGCTTCCAACCACGTCGCCGGCGGGCATTACGTGGATCTTTTTCAATCGTTCATCGAAAACCGTTCTCGCTGTGATGTTGAACATTTGATGTTCCTCGGTGACGTGGAAGAGACCGCTAATTTCGTGCTTTAAAGGCGGCTGTGATGGCGGAAGGTGCGAGCCTGTCCGTTGCCTGGTATGCGCTGCTGCGCCAGGCGTGCAGATCGTTCGCTCGGGTAGGTGGCAGATCCGCCCATCTTTCCGGTAACGAACAGCCCGCGAAGGCTGATCACGCTCATTTCAAAATCCTCGCCCTCTAGGGCCATCCCTGTTTCGTTGTTCATGTGCTTGCACCCCTGCTTGCGTTGGTAGTTAGTTTCCCGCTGCCGACTCATCGAATCGGCACTGGTGAAAGGGTCCAGGCCGCGCTGCTGGCTACCGGCCTGGCTTGCTGCGCCAAGTTGTCCGTCTTCGTTAGGTTGGGCCTGCCAGCCCCCTGGCTGATGCGCGGTCACATCGTCGGCCCTGCTTTCCGCTGCCTGTATGGGTATTGGGCGCAGCCTTCAGGCTTGCTGTGCCACGCAGATGACTCGCTGTTGTCAGTCCATGATGGAATCTCCTGCTGCTCGCTCACTGGGCAGGCAGTGGCCACCTATTGAATAAAGGTGCCGTCTTTCCGGCTGTCACGCTGCCTGTAGCTTTACGACGAACTGTCGCAGCGATCCCCGTCGTTGCTCTGCGCTGCCGGCAAACCTTGCGCGCCGATCTCTCGGTCACGGAAGCACGCCGTGTTGCGTACTGTTCCCAGAAACTCGTCCTGGGTCTGTCTTCAAGTTGTGTAAAGAGCGGTTCGTTTCTGGTCTCTTGGAAGGGACCGATTCGATGGATGTAAAGGTAACTCTCGGTTGCGAACCTGTAAAGTCCTTTCGGTGAAATATTTTTTAGGTTGCCAGCCCCTCTAAAGAGACTAAACTTCACGAAATACCGTTGAAGACTCCGCAACCGTTAGTTACCATTGCGCATCAATCGGCGGGGGAGTTGTTCATGCAAGGTGTTCCGCTAAAACAGTTGGTCGCAGAACTTGGCCCGGCCAAGGTAGGGAAGATGCTCGGTGTAAGTCATCAAGGGGTAACGAAGGCGGTTGAGGCGGGTAGAGACATTCTCATTACTCTGCTGTCAGACGGAAAGGCAAAAGGGGTCGAGCTTAGCGAGTTCCCGAAAGCAAAGAAGAAAGCAGCACCAGACTGATCATGGTAAAACCAAGGGGTTGATATGGCATACGTACCAGAAGAATTGATGCACGAAAAACAGATAAAGGTCCGACTCGTTGATAGCGAGTATGACGAATGGAAAGAAATGGCTCACAAGGAAGGACAGCTGCACAGCGTAATGGCTAGAATCGCCATGCGTGCCATTCTGGAAGAGTACCGCAGGACCGGCGAGCTACCTGAGTTCATCGCCAAGCAGCGCGCATAACATTCACTAATTTTTGGGGTGACCGCTTTGACCAAGGAAGAATTTGTAGAGTTTGCCGGCGATGACTTCGCCGTCGTATTAGCCGCTGCAATCCATGGCTTGACCAGGCTTGAACTGGTCGAGGCGGTTATGCCATCAGCGCGCGCAGGCATGATCAGCAAGGGAGTTAATCCATGACCAAGGAAGAGTATTTTCAGTGGACTGGCGCCGAACGGGCTGAAATCGAAGCCGCTGCAGCCTCAAGGAACATGACCGGCCAGGAGCTGGTAGAAATCCTGATGGGCTGCAACTTACAGACCCTTGAAGAGATCGGCCGTCAGCCGATGGGCGCGCCGCGCAATGCGGTCGTCGCCCGGGTCAGCGGGAATGTAATTCAGGTCAACTTCAGTTCAACGGCGGCAGATTCCTGGAATCGCCGGAGGGCTCCACAGGCGCCATCAAAACGCCGTCAGTTTGCCAATCGCGTCAGTCTTATGCCTATCCGAGTCCCTTCCACGTCACCAAGCGCCAATTCTACGGCGGTCCCTTCCACGTCACCTGATACTGTTATTCCATACAGTAGTTGTTAACTTACCAGACAGAACATTTGCGCGCTACGTTTTACGAATCATGCAAACGTAGCGCGATGAATCACATAGGCGGGGCATGTAGTGACGCTGACGGCGCCAGAAAATTGTCAGACAATCTTGTCGAGTGGCAGATGTGCAGGTTTCAGGCCGCTACCGTGACCGCTGAGCACTTAACCGAAATAAGCTAATCGTGTTGACGCCTAGTCTATGCTGGTTTAGTGTGGCGGAATCCAGAGGGGTAAATCATGACAAACGAACAATTCGATACGCTTGCAGTGCTGATCAATGCGTCAGGCGGCGTAAGCGATCAGGGTGCAAAAATAGTCCTGGTTGATGGCAAGCCTGTAAAAGTGGCAGCCGAAGAGCTGGGATGCACGATCCAGACGATTTACAAGTCTGTGAAGCGCTTCAAGTCTGCCCTGGAATTGGCCAAGGCCGTCGCTCGGTAACCTAGATTTCTTATTCAAGGCGGTATACCGTGCAGCCTAGTCTCTCCAGAGGGACCGGAGCGCACAAAAAAATGCCCCGGCGGATCAGGCCGGGGCGATACATCTACATCTAGAGAGTGGTCATTATGGACGTGCATCATGCTGCGAGCAATAAAGTATTTAATCCTGCGCCACGTTTTCCGACTAATGAAAGTGTAGCGCGCCCAATCATATTCAATGCACATCAGGTTCGAGCAATCATTTCAGGCGGCATGGCCTGCACTCGTCGCTTAATGGCGCAGTCAATTGCTAACAGGCTCGACGAGCCAAGAGGCCAGGCCGACATCGATGCTGGTTATCCATTCGTTGAGACAGAAGACGGACATGTATCGGCCGTTAAGTTGTGCCCGCTCGGGTGTCCTGGCACTCGCCTATGGGTGCGCGAAGGGTTCGGCGCCATGTACGACTGGTGCGACCACGACGAGATGCCTGGATGCCCCAGCGAGCATTGGCACCTTGGCTGGAAGTACCGCGCCGACGGCGACTTTGATGTCAGCACTGAAGACGGCAGCTTTACCGGCTGGAAACCCAGCATTCACATGCCAAGGGAAGCGAGCCGCATCCTTCTGGAAATCACCGCCATCCGAGCTGAGCGCCTTCGCGACGCGAGCGATATGAATCTGCTGGGCGATCTCGGCGACATGCTGGAGGACGACCACACGGTAGCCTGTCGAGAATTCAGCCGCATCGAACATCTGCAATCTGCCGGAGCACCACTCCGCATGCTGGCCGAAATGTACGGCTACAAGGCGTGGTGGGACAAGACGAACGGCGCTGGCAGCTTCGACGCCAATCCGTATGTTTGGGTGGCTGAATTCAAGGTTGTATTGGTGGTATCTCCGGTTGAGCTGGAGGTGGCGCAATGAGTTTCCAAGCGATGGCTTGGGCCGTGGACCTTGAGCTTCCAATGAAAGAGAAGTTCGTCCTGCTCATGCTTGCTAACCGCACAAACCACGATACCGGGCGCTGCGATCCGTCGCACAAGCGACTGGCAAAAGACTGCGGGATGAGCCAGTCCACGGTGAAGCGCGCCATTGTTTTGCTGGAGCAGCGCGGCCTTTTGGTGATTGAGCAGCGCAGTGCGAACAACGTAAAACTTCCGAATCAGTACGTCCTGAAAATAGGTGCGCAGGTAGGGTCTGTGAGACCTGACCCAATAGAGCCATCTGATGGTGGGGTAGGTTCAGACAGACCTGACCCTAGCTCACAGGGACCCGAGGTAGGTTCAGACAGACCTGACGGGGTAGGGTCACAGGGACCTATAAAACAGGAATTAATAAAACAAGAAGTAAAACAGGAAGATAACCTGAAAAACTTGCCGGCCTGCGCAAGCGCTGACCAGCCGAGGGTCGATATTCCTGCCGACATGCCAGGCCCAAAAGACCAGGACTGCAAAACCTTCAAGGCCTGGGCAAACTACGCCTTCGCCTACCGCAAGCGCTATCAGGCGTGGCCAGTGTGGAATGCCAAGGTCGCCGGCCAACTTGGCCAACTGGTTAACCGCCTGGGCGCCGACATTGCACACCATGTCGCGGCCTACTACGTTTCGATCAACGACGCCCGCCTGATCAACGACTGCCACTCGCTGAACAACCTGCTGGCCAAGGCTGAGGCCTACCACACGCAATGGGCCACCGGTCGCCAGATGAACGGACGCACCGCCCGCCAGATGGAAGACACGCAAGCCAACATCAACGCAGCGCAGGAAGCCGCCCGCAACATCCTGGCGCAAGGAGAGCGAAATGCTTTCCTCTGAAGAAGTTGCGCAACTCGCAGGCGCTATCTGCGCGACCGCCGAGACTCTTGGCCAGACGATAAGCGCAGGCGCGGCGAAGATGATGGCCGAAGACTTGGCTGGCTACCCCATTGAGCACATTCGCAGCGCCTTGCAGGCCTGCCGCCGGGAACTGACCGGAAAGCTCACGCTGTCCGCCATCCTCCAGCGCATCCAGGCCGAGGACGGTCGGCCGGGCAAGGATGAGGCGTGGGCAATCGCCCTGGCCTCAAGCGACGAATTCGAAACCGTTGTGATGACGGATGAGATCCAGGTCGCACTGTCCGCAGCTCGCCCGGTGCTCGATGCCGGCGACAAGATCGGGGCGCGCATGGCGTTCATGAGCGCCTACGAGCGCCTGTTGATTAATGCCCGGGCCGAGCTGAAGCCGGTCAACTGGCATATGTCGATCGGCTTCGATGCTGCCCGCCGAGTTGCCGCCGTGACTGCCGCCGTGCAGATGCAGCGAATCCCTCGGGATCATGGGCAGATGTACCTGGCCGACCTTTCGCATGTTCCGATCACCGACGACGGACGCGCTATTGCCGGGCTGCTGACCGGTGATGTCGTAGAGCCCAGCCCACTACTGCGCCAGAAGCTGAAAGGCCTCAAGGATCAGATGCTGGAAGCGCGCAAGGCGAGCGAGGAAGAGAAGCTGGAAATCAAGATCAAGGCAGCGAACGACTTGGCGGATCGCCAGGCGCTGCTTATCCGTCAGGCGCAAGGGGTGCAGGCATGAAAAACAAATTCTGTGATTTGACCGAAAAGCAAATCAGCGCGCTGAAAGTGCCCGTTGATATGCAGGGTCTGCTGTTTTCGCCATTCCAGCATAACGAGCGAAACGGCTACGTCTGGGTGCCGACGGAAGTGTTCAAAGAGTTCACCGACGTAGTTACCGAGCATGCGCAGGCTCTCAGCTCGAAAACCTCTGGCTGCGTAGTGATGGAGATTTTCC